ACTTGTTAGACATGTCACATGACATGTTTAAGCACATTGTTGCACTTAACACTTACACAGAACCGTTCTTGAGTATGCGTGTTAATGACCAACGAGCAATTATTGAACAATTGCTAGGTATTACTATCTTGTCTGAGAAGGCAGAATCTCTTAAAGAACAGATTCGTGTTACTAAGGAAGCAATTACTAGCGAAACATTAAAAATTAATGCTATTCAGACTGCAAATGAAAAGATTCAAACAACTATTGATAGTTTAGGTCGTACTCAACGTGCATGGATTGCTAAAAAAGAACAAGACTGTACTAAATTACAGCAAGGCATTACAGAGCTAGAGCATTTAGACATCGATGCAGAACTTGAATCGCACGATAAACTTGCTAATTGGACACAGCATAATGCTGCTATTTTGGCTCTTAATAAAGAAAAAAGCACATTAGAGACTGCACAGTTACGTGCTAAGGCTTCTGTTGATAAGGTCGAAAAAGACATCTTAAATCTTGAAGATGCAACGTGTTATACTTGTAATCAACCGCTTCATGCAGATAAGAAACAAGAAATTCTTGACAAGAAAATGAAAGAATTACAAGATGCAGACACATATCATTTAGAAATTAGCACTAAGCTAACTGCGGTACTTAAAGATCTAAATGACATCGGTGATATCAACGGTAAACCTACAACATTTTACGAAACTGCTAAAGAAGCATACGAACATCGTAAGAACGTTGATAGCTTGAAGCAAGCGTTTGATGCAAAACAAAACGAATCTGATCCTTATCAAGCACAGATTGACGAATTAATGTCAACTGCAATGCAAGAAATTGATTGGACTCCTGTAAACGAACTTACAGGTTACAAAGAGCATCAAGAGTTCTTGCTCAAGTTGTTGACAAACAAAGATAGTTTCATTCGTAAGAAGATTATTGATCAAAACTTAGCGTACTTGAACAATAGACTTACATATTATCTTGACAAGCTAGGTTTGCCGCATCAAGTTGTGTTCCAAAATGATTTGAATGTTGAAATTACACAACTAGGTCAAGATTTAGACTTTGATAACTTGTCACGCGGTGAGCGTAACAGACTTATCTTAGGTATGAGCTTTGCATTCCGCGATGTTTGGGAAAGCCTGTATCAAAAGATTAACTTGTTGTTTATTGACGAGTTGATTGACAGTGGTATGGACACGGCAGGTGTTGAAAATTCACTAGGCGTTCTTAAGAAAATGGGACGTGAAGGCGATAAAAATGTTTTCCTTATCTCACACAAAGACGAACTTATCGGAAGAGTTAGTTATGTAATGCGTGTTGTTAAAGAAAACGGATTTACGTCTTATGAAAATGATATTGATGTAATAGAACAATGATTGAAGACGATATTCACGATCAGTTAACTAAGGCTTACTTAGAATATTTTAAGGCAAACGAGAAATTTGAAGCTCGTTTGTCTTATCGTACTCACGCAGCAAGTCGTAGATGGTTGCGAGAAATTAGGCGCTTAACAAAACTAAGACAAGACGAGATAGGCAACGCATTCAAAGCCAAATTGGCAGAGAATAAATCTAAGGCAAAATAAGTATGATATGCATTGGACTTATCAGGGTAAACAAATTGACGAACTGCCAGAAGGCTGTGAAGCATTTGTCTACTTGATAACAAATCTAACCAATGGCATGATGTACGTAGGCAAGAAACTAGCAAAGTTTAAAGTAACTAAACCACCGCTTAAAGGCAAGAAGAATAAAAGGCGCTCAACAAAAGAAAGTGATTGGAGAGATTACTGGGGTTCCAGTGATAGACTTAACGCAGACGTTGAACAGCTAGGCGCAGAAAATTTCACTAGAGAAATATTACATATTTGTCCAAGCAGAGGCATAGCAAGTTATTTAGAGGCCCGCGAACAGTTTGAACGCAGAGTACTTGAAACAGATCAATACTACAACGGTATTATTAATGTACGAGTCGGCGGTTCACAAGTTCTCAAAGAACATCTTAAAAACAATCCCCCTAAGGCATAATCAATACAGCACATAAGGTTGGCGGGCCAGTTTGTAATACCGCTGAGAAAAAGGTCCCCTGAGAAGGACACTCGTACATATTGATCGACGCACCAGAGTGCGGAAGCCATCAAACAAATTGGGCACACAGGTTGATATAGATTGATTGCTGTCAGTCGAAAAACTGCACATTACACATAAAAACTCTTTAGCAATAGGAACGAAGCGAGAGGTAGTTGGAAACAACGATGTCGACGTAGGTTGGGAAAGGTCAGAGCCCATTGTGTAGCAGTATAATAAATACCTACTTCCAATGTCTATGGCTGGATAAGACTCACATGAAGTTTTTCTTTTAGACGACGGGGCCGTAACAGGTTCCGTCTGACTGAAACGATCTACATGAAATTTAATGCATTACTACTTCGTACGTAATGCTTCTTTCATATATAATCACTTCTATTAAAAACAAATAATTGTAGTTTGAGCGTTAGCGAAAACTTGTATGAGCTTGCTCATACATTAACTGTTTAAGTTAGTTTGAAATAAATACTCTATATATAGAATCGTGGAAATGGTATATCATGAAAATAAATGACATAATCGTAGAAAATGAACAGCTTGATGAATTGACTGCTGGAGAAGTAGGAACTGCTGTTGGTAAGGGCGTAGGTGCTGTTGCCAAAGGAGTTGGTGCTGTAGCTGGAGGCATTGCAGGTGCTGGTAAAGCATTTATGAAAGGCTTCAGAGGCGGAAAAGCAGTTGTAGGTGGAACTGACACCCCAGGCGCTAAAGCTGCTCCTGCTGGTGCTCCAGGCGCTAAAGCTGCTCCAGGTCAAAAGCCTGCTGCTCCTGGTGCAGCTCCAGGTCAAAAGCCTGCTGCTCCTGGTGCACAACCGACAGCACAAGCTGCACCACAAGCAGTTGATATGAAAGCAATACAAGATGCTATTGCAAAACTTCCACAAAATCAAAGAATGTCACTAAGAGCAATAGTAGCTAAAAAGGCCGGAGTAAAATAATGAAAGCGTCAGAAATGAAAAAACTTACACTGATTACCGAAGGATGGAATGACTCTCGTCTTACTCTATTAGAATCTCAACACATTATTCCTTTTGTAAAAAGTATTGAGAACTATGTTACAGAAGCACAACTAACTCCAGATCAAATTAAACAATTGTTTACATCAGTTGAACAAGGTGCTACTGCTGCTGGCGGAAATAGAACTGCAATTGGCAAAGGCAAAGATGCAGCTGACGCTGTTGACAGTGCAGTCAAAGGCGCAGGTCGTGCTGGTGTAAACGCAATTAAAGGCGCAGCCGGATTTATCGACGGAAAAATTAACGAACTAGGTAAGGCACTTAAACAAGCTGGTCCAGTTAAAAATATTGATCAAAAGTTTAACGAACTAAAAGCTAAGATTGGTGAGAAAGATTCTAAAGTTGTTAACGCTGTTAAAGCAGTTAGTGATTGGGCAAAAGAAAATCCAGGCAAAGCTACTATAGCTGTTGCAATTCTAACAACAGCAGCATCTATGGCAGGCGGTCCACTAGGCGGTGCAATTGCCGGTTTCTTAGCTAGGGCAACTAAAGACCTGTTACAAGGTAAAGATCTTTCAAGTGCAGTAGGTAGCTCACTCAAAACAGCAGCATACGGTGCTATTGCAGGCTGGGCGCTTAATGGTCTTGGCGACTGGTTAGAAGGACTACGTGCAGATGCAGTTCCTTTTGATAAAGTTCCTGGGCTTACACAAGTTGACGTTGGAATGGTCAAAACACTATCCGGACCTGGATTTAAAAATGTTCAAACTTTAGGATCTATGATTGTTCCTGCAGATCAAGTAGATCAGTTTACTAATTTAGTGCAAGCAGCACAAGGCGGCAATGTTGGTGCGTTTAATCAGCTTTGGAGCTTTTCTAAATCGTTTGATATTAATGAATTTAATGAACTTAGAAATGCAACTCAAGACTTAGTACAAATGGTTGCTCAACAAAACGATACATTCTTGCAAAACTTAACACTTGCAAATGATGCTATCGCTGCTATTGCACAAGGTTCCGTCCAGGCATCAGGTAAGAAAGCTGAATTTAAAGTAGGCGATGAAGAAGTAACACCGGAAACTAGCAGCGAAAATCCGAAAGAAAGCAAAACACTAACAGCAAAAGAAATGAAAATTGTTTTTGAATGGTGTGTAGGTACTCCACAAGTTCTTAACGAAGGTCCAATGGATGCACTTAAGAAAGCAGGAAGTGCTATCGTAGGTAAAGCAAAAACTGTTGGCAAGAACATTACAACTAAAGTCACTGCCGACAAACTAATGACTGCTTGGAAAAAAGCAGGATCACCAACTGACTCAGATGCAATTGCAGACGTACTACGTAGTGCAGGTGTAAGAGATGATGTTATTGCTCCAGTGTACAAAACAATGTCTGTACCGTTTACAGCAAAACCGGCTGCTGATCCAGCTGCTGACGGAAAAATTGAACCTACGCTTGATCCAGCAGCAGCGCCAGCAGCAAGCGATGCACCAGCAGCAAGCGATGCACCAGCAGCAGGAAATGCAGCAG